TAATAATCAGACTTATTCCTATTGCAGATGGATCATTGTATATAACTGGTTCATTTGTTCTTGTCTCTATTATAAAAGAATTTTTTTCAACAATATTATTAGCTGTCCAAGTTATTGACTCTTCAGACTCCTCTCTTGTGCAAAAAATCGCTCTTCTTGTTTTTTTGTAAACATCCCATAAGGACACTTTGTCTTTTGCTGCAATTGCTATTTCTATTTCTAATTCACGCCGTGCTGGATATCCTATTTTATTTCTTGAATCATGCTTTTTTATAATATCCTTGCCTTCAATCATAAATACTACCGGAATATTACTTTTTTCTACTGTAATATTTTTATCCCATATAAGAGATTTTATTTGTATTTGATCTCTATCTCGTTTTATTCTTTCGTATATTTCTACTAATGATTTTTCTCTAAGATTCATTTAAACACCTCTATTGATTCTCCAATAGACTCAGCAAACATTTTAACATTTTTGTCATCAAAAACTTTATTTATTGTTCCAGTTGGTGCTTGATTAGAAAATATTCTTCCGTTTGTTAATATTGTTTTTTTTCCAACGTTAGGCCAAGGTTTATTTCTAGGTCTCGAACCGAATTCTATGCTTTTGCCTTGAATTTTATCGTTAGAAATAGTTCCAGAATATTTGTTTAGCTGTGAAGTCCATGAACTTTTGTATTCTCCAGAATCAACAGGAGACAATTCTTCTAATTTTCTTTTCGATTCTATAATATATGATGATAGTTTTTTCTTGACATCTGAGTCAAATTTTGATATACTAACAGAGAACCATAAAGATATTTTATCCAATTCCACTATCTAACACCGCATGTCCATACTGCATTTGCTGCGTCTATTTCGCACCCAAATACTACATATTCAATATCTTCAATTGTAAAAACGTCATTAGTGCTTATTTTTTCTATATTATTTCCAAGCACATAAAGCTTTATGTCGGACGGCTGAATTTTATCACCAAACGTTAATCCCCTTCCGTCATCTAATGAGAATTTTTCTCTAATTATTTCAACATCTTTTGTTGTGGTTATCGGATCATCCATTCCGTTGTCGTAAACAGATTTAAAGTTTGCTGTATTTGTAACGCTTAATTTTCTTGCAACATTAAAAGCTGTTTTTGCAGCATTTTTAAATATAGACATATTAACACCTTAACACCTTATAACTGTTTTAAACATTGTTCCAGTTCCAGAAACTATTATTCCATCAAGTATTTTATAAATAATTTCTGGAATAACAGTTTTTGTTTCTTGCCACGTTCCGGCAGAGTTGGATTTTACCATGAGCGTTCCTACCCTGACCTCTTGCAGGCCAGCCATATCGGAGTCAATTGTTCTATCCGCCTGAATTGACGAGAAAGCCAATTCAAGAACAGCGAATTTTATTTTTTTAGGTATGATATTTGCATCTACAGGTGATTTGCTTTTAGTATCAAACACTCCTTCTCTAGGCCATTCAAGAGATTGAGTTTCTTTAGTTTTTATACCAGGGAAAGATAAATACCAATCAATTAAATTAGTAGCCGTTATTAAAAACGGTTCTATCTCGTCGAGATCTTCCCATGTGTCTCCATGAGACCTATCTAAAAAATAATCATTAGCTTCATCAGCAGAAACATATGAATCCATTCCAGGATTTCCGATTTCAGTAATCATTTAATTAAAGAATGATGTCCTTTTCATTTGATGCTTGAGCCTTTCTAGTGCTTCTTCGAGTCATTTTACTCTTTGGTTGTGAAGTATCTTTTGCCACCTCTTTTTCCGTAAAAGTTTCAGTAACCGCTAACTCTTCGTAAGGATTTTTATCTTCCGCTTCAGTCGGGTTTTCTTTGTATTTGTATCCATTAATTTCTAACTGACTTATATCTTTGAGTTCACAAAGAATTTTCGTCCCGTTTTTGTTGTATCTTGCATGTAATGCCATAAATCCTCCATAAGTGGCTAAAACAGCCACTTAGTTAATTTTGGTTGCCGTTCAATAATTATTAATGGCTTTCGCCCAAAAGAGTGATTCTTCGAGGATCAAGTGCGAACCCGCCGACCAAACAATCAAGACTCATTTGAGAAGTCTTCATAATGGTATTGTAACCCATTACAACTCTGATACTAATTCCATTATCAGAGGTGGTTGCAGAAGGTTGACCTTCAGCAGGATCTAGCATAGGCATTGCCATACCGAGCGATTTGCTGTCAAATACTGCTCCATGAAAATCAATTGTTAATCCAGCACCAACAACGGTTACTGCTGCTTCAGGAGTCAGAATTTCGGTAATAGGGTCAACAAGTTGGATTGTACGGTCTGCTATAGAAGCAGTGCTGATAGCAATAGCTGCATCAGCGGCGACGATCATAGGTCGTTTCGCTCCAGCTACTTGTATTCTATCTCCGGCGAGGAATGCTGCTGAGATTTCGGTCAAAACGAGAGCACTTTGGCCTACTAGATTAAGTCCGCCAGCAGCCAAGGAAGCAGCAGCAGTAACCAATGGCCCAGTCCCAGATGAAGATGTATGAGAGCTGTCTTCCCAGTTTACGGAACTGAAAAAATCCATGCCCATTGTTCTTCCAGACTCTCCATAGCGGAGAATATCATCGTTTCCACGATTCTGCGCACCGGTAAACCAAGTCTGACCCATTAAGGTTGAGTCGGCTGTCGGATCAAGCAAACAAAAACGATTCATTCCAAGTTGCTGTAGATTGGCTGCTTTTCTGATTTGAGCCATATCGACATTACCGGTTCCAGAGACGGCACCGAATAGATCGGTAGAAACGAAAAGGCCATGACCTTGATAAACTTTTCCAGCCATATATTTATCAACTTTTTCCGCCAAAGAAAAAGCTGCTGGCTTGATTACTTCTTCAGAAAATCCTTCGAAGCTTAGTGCCTTTTCGCGCGCGGTAACTTCCACGGTAACATCGAGATGTTTTTCAATCGTTAGTGATCGGTTTGAAGAGCGAATCGGCTGAGTTACAACTCCAACAGTAGGGTCAAATTCTTTCGCTTCGAAAACCGGATCTACTTTAAAACTGATTGATTCTCCGACTTTGTACCCATTCGGGCGAATATTGTACTCAGCGGTAACGTCTGTAGTACAAAGGTTATTGATTACAAGATTATCCTGGAGATGAATCAACGCTTCTGCTGCTACAATATTGATCCCTTCCGCTGTAAATAAATTGTCCATAAGAACTCCTTCTTTGCCTCAAGGGCGTTAAATAGTTTAAATAATTCAAATTAAATATAAAATTCAAATACATATTCTTTTAACCCCCAAGGTTTTAAGACGAATTTTCCCAGAAAATTCTTGTATTTTGAACTGACTACTATAGCCAGCTTTTTTTACTGCATTTTCATGCTATTGTATCAACTAAGCTTATCTAGTTGAGCTTTTAATCGGCGATACTCTTTCATGTCATGTCCTGCCGCTTCTGCCATTTTTTTTCTGAGATTTGACAAGGTGCTTGTATTAGATCCCCCTGACCCGCCAGCAGCTCCTGTACCAATTGAAGCTGGGAAATAATGAGGGCATTCTTTTTTAAGATCTTCAAGCCAGGCACTAGGAGTCAAAATATGATCTCCGTCTATAGTCTTTTTAAAAGAGCCGTCTTCATTCTTTGCTTCAATATTAGTTTCTTCGGCATTTAATGCGAATACTTGTCTTCCTCTCATAATAATATCCTGAATGATTGACTCGGTGTTTTGGCATCCTGATTTAACAGCTTCCCGCCGAAGATTTTCATCCATAATTTTTTTCTTATAGAGACCTTCATATTTCGTTGCAATTTCAGACACTTTCTTATTTTCTTGTAGAGCAATTTCAAGCTGAGAGCTAAACTCTGCCTTAATTTCACGCTCTTTTGTCTGGACTTCTGCCAAAATTATCTCATCAATATTTCCTTTTTCTAAAAGATCTTTTCTTTTATTGTTTTCAAGCAACGCCAAAACCTCTCTTGCACGATCAAGATCAACGCCTTCAACTTTTTCATTCATTTGCGCTAGTTTTTCGGCGACCGTCTTTTTTTCTTCCAAAAGCTCATTATTTTTATTTTTAAGTCCTTCAACCTGAGCACTAATTTCCGCCTCAAGTGAAGCTTTGTAGTCAGCTTCCGCCTTTGCTTTTTGTTCAGGGTCAGTAATCCAGCTAAAATCCATAACTCTCCTTATTAATTTATTTTTTATTATTTTATTGTTTTATTGTCTTAAATAGTTTTAAACTTTTTTTATTTTGTTATTTAAAATTTCTTCGTCATCTCTTAATAAGCCAGAAGTACCAGCTAATACCGGGTCTTCTTCGTTCTCCAACTTTTGAGATTCTTTATCAGCCTTGTCTCTCTCTTTTTTCTCTTTTTCATCTGACATCTTTTTTGTGTCTAAAATTTCCTTTTCAACATTAAAGTCTTCGTCGAGGAATTTTCCTTCAACTAATTTTTGCAATACTGTTTCATGAGTCAAAACTCCAACTCCAAAAAGATCTACCAATTGTTTTATATATTCTGGAGTCAACATGTTATCGAGATAGTCAGAATCAACTTTAACACTAACAAGCTCTTCATTTACTGCCATCCATTTCGCCATGTGTCGAATGCACTTTTCAAACCCTCTTGCTGTAGTTTGCGAAACTGTTGATAATGAAGCGGTTGTTGAAGCAGACTTTATTCTTAGTGCCTCTCCAGATTCGACACCTTTTTGATCTCCAGAGAGTAGTGCCGAGCCTGCATGTTTCGCTTCCTCAAGGTAGCCATTGATTCTCAATCTCACTTCAGCAAGTCCAGAAGCATCTGTTTTAGTATAATAAGCTCTAGCTTCTGGATTTTCTGTTGTTATTGCTATATTTGATCCAGCCAAAACTTCTGATCCTTGATTTTCGTCTTTCGTGACCCCTGTCAAGACTAGAGTCGGGTTGCAGGTCATGAACATTGCATTTGACAAATCCGCATCTTTCATGTACATCTGCAAAGCGCATTTACTGACACCCAAAAGAGGTATTTGATCCATTTCTATACCAATATCTGTGCTCCCTATGATAACTACAGGAAGCCCTTCAAACGCCTTTCCCATCAACTTTGGAACGGTCAAGCCTTCTTTTAAAACCCCTTCTTCACTAAAAACTGCACTCAAAAATTCATTTGAGCCATTTTCCATCAAAACATCTTGTTTACTCAGGACTCTGTATTGATTTTCGTATTCATGAGTGAAAATATTATCAGAAATGCTTACCTTTTCCTGAAGCACAAAAAAATCTGCATTTTTATCACTGTATACTTTTTTTACAACACCCCAATTAATTAACTCCTTTGCAGTGTAGCGTACTAATTTTAGTCTATTTTTTTCTTCGTTAATATCAACGAAAATTAATTGCCTACCAGCTTTTAATGCCAATCTTACGCTTTGAAAAAAGAATGTATCCAGTGGAGTTCCGTTTCCATCTGCATCTTCTTTTAAATATTCTAATGATTTAGGTAACTTAACTTTAGGAGGATTAATTTTTGTAACACCTGTTAATCCAGATAAAAACTTTGACGTAAAATCGGGAAAATGCGCTCTCGTTATATAACTTTTATAAGCATCTCCGCCAGCAGGCATTCCAGAAGGTCTAGGCAAATATTTAACACCCTCGTCTTTTACGGCTTTTTCACCATTTAAGCAGTCTTCGATTAACTGCCAAGAGTCAGTAGTTTTTTCATAATCAGGATGTTTTGTTGCAACATCTGAAAACGAAAGAACATTTACTATATCTGTGGTTTTTTCCGGTTCTGCCATATATCTATTGATTTATTATTTAGCTAAATTCTTAAATACTG